TGAACAGGTTGGCGAGGTTAAAGGACTGCGCGCCAAAGAAGAATTGCGGCGGCGATCAGTCCTGCGGTGAATGCGGAGGGGATGGCGAAGACGAGCGTCCACGCGAACAACTTGATTAAGAGTTTTGTCATTTTTTTAGTCTTTCGGCAATGGGCCAGCGATCCAGCCTTCGGGAAGGGTCACTTTGTTTTTTGATTTTATCCACTCGCCGCCCTTGTGGACGTAGACCGAGCCGCGCACGTCCGGCCCGAGCCGGACGAGGTCGGCTTGCGTGTCAACAAAGACGACTCTAGTCGTCCCGCAGCCCGCCAACGTCATCCCGATCAGGATCGCGATCGTGGCGATCAGGATCGAGGCGGTCGCGGACGGAACGGTTCCACCGCTCGCGGAGTTTTTTTGGTGTGTCTGCATCGGAGGCGACCGGGTCTTCGCGAATCAATTCTTTGATGATCTGCGCGATCGTTTCAAAGAGTGCCGCGAAGATTGCTTTCACTCTTCGACCTCGGCGGATTTTGTTTTGATCCACGAGCGCCCGACGGTGTAGCCGAGCGACGAGAGTCCCATCGCGATGATTGCACAAGCGCGATCGAGGGTCGAAGTTCCTTCGGCGATGTCGATCCAGCCGCCGAGAATGGCGAGGGTGATGATCGACGTGACGGCGGCGAGCCAAAACTCGCTGCTCTTCAGTCCGCGACGTTTGTGCGCGGCTTCCGGTTTTGTTTTTTTAGGTGCTGCCATTTTCTTTTGCCTCTCTTTGTATTGTCTCGGAGTCATCGGCGATGTCCTCTTTCATTTCGTTGTAAATCAAATCGACTTTTTCGCTCGCCTCGTGGTGATAGGCCAGCATCCCGACGACGAGATAGAGCAGGGCTGACAAGGCGACGCCCGCGATGAAGCCGATCGCGGCGGCGGCGGCGATTGTCAAAGCTCGCCCCCCCTCGCGAGAAGGCGATCGAGTTTTTCTTCGATCCGGTGAAGTCTCCCGCGAACGTCGTGGGCTTCTTGCTTCTGCCGAGCGAGTTCGATCTCGACGTCGGCGATCCGCTCGCTCGTCCGGTCGAGGGTTGCCTGAATGCGTTTGAAAAAGTAGCCGCCAATGGCGACAGCGAAGGCGAGCATCGCTTGAAAAATTGTTTCCACTTCCATCTCTACCCGAGGGCAGTTTGTCCCGCCTTCCGGCCCATCAGGTAAATCGAATCGCCCAGCTCGTCGGCGGATAACTCGCGCCCGAGGAACGTCTCGATCGTTGGCCGGAGCGCGAGAAGTCTTCGTTCCATCGACGGATCGAGCGACGACCGGCAAAGGGTCGAAGCGTGTGGATATGTTTCCGTGATCCGAGCGATCGCGAGCAACTCCGAGGCCGTGAACTCGCGAGCGTGACCGCCGACGAGCTGCCCGTCCTTCACTCCGTGGATGTAGCATTGCGGAATGATCCCCTGTTGCATCCGTTGGAAGGTCAGCGGGCAAAATCGGTTTCGCGTGGCGACAAGAAAAAGACCTTCCGGCTTTAGAACGCGATGCGCTTCACGCCAATGATGAAGGACGCCATCGAAGGACAGCATTCCGCCGGGCGGGTAGGTGAAGAGATGCTCGATCGTTTCCCAGCTCGTGACGATGTCAAAAGAATCATCGGCGAACGGTAGCCGGTCGAAGCGAAGGTCGAGGTCGTGGTAGCTGATCCCCGTGTAGTCGAGACCCAGTCGGCGGAAATAGTGGCCGAAGCCGTTTGTCGCCGCGTTGGGATATTTTGCAAAATCGCGCCGGTCGCCGCCGAGATCGAGAACGGTTTGACCTTCTTCACATTCGCCCGCGAGCGTTTCGATCGTGTTGTAAAATCTCCGAAAGCCGCGCCGGAAATATTCGTCGGGGTCAGCTTTCAGATCGGCCCAAATTTTTGCGAGTGTGGCCGTCACATTTTCACCCTCCCCGCATACTTCCGAAAGTCGATGTCATTCACGATCTCGCGCCGAGTCGTTTCGCAAATCTCGCCCGAAGCGACGTGATTCGCCCAGCCTTTGTTTGCGCTCGAGTTGCGTCGCTCGAACGGCAACGCGGTCGGGTCGTAGGCTTGCCCGAAATGTCGATCGATGAAGGCCGCGAAGTTCGCCTCGCAGTATTCCTCCGCGTGATGGAGGTCGTCCGTCCAGACCGGCAAGGCCCAAAGCTGGCGAGCTGGGCCGAGACAATGCTGCGCCCACTCGTCGAGGGTCGCGTTCGTGATGTCGAAGTGACCGGCGAACGGGTTGCCCTTTCCTTCGTCGACGAGTCGCCTCGCCCAGAAGTAGAGCGAGCAGATGATGTCGCCGGGATGCCGCAGGAAAGTCATCGTGTAAAATCCGGCATTTCGGAAGGCGGCGATGTCCTGCTGCTTCAGATTGATGTGATGCTGGTGGACGTAAAGAAGATCGAGATCCAGCCGCCGAATTTGAGACAACTCGAGCGGAGACCAGTCGCGTTCTAAACCGAGTTCCCACGAGTCGCGGATGACGTAGCCGCGCCGCCGGAGCATCGCCTTCAGGTATTCGTTGACCCAGACGCCCGCCGCTTTTCCGAAATGGCAGAAGATTATTTTTCGAGGCATTTGATGAACTCCAAAAGGTCGCGGCGCCCGATGCGTTCGAGATGATCGAAGACGCGGGCGCGGTGTTCGATGTACTTTGAACGGAGACCCGAGTTCGCCTTCGCGTCGAGGGCGTCGGTCAAATGAACGTGCCAACTTTTCAGGCTGTCGGTCTCGAAGACCGGCTCGCGCCAGAATCCGACGTTATGCGATCGGGGAAAAGTTGAGACGTCGAACTTCTCGACGAACAGATTCATACCCTCCTGCTCGAAAAAGTCCGACCGGCCTAGATATACTTCGCGCCAGAAGTCAGGCGCGGCGGCGTTGCTCGTCCAGCAGTAGCCCGCGTTGAAGATCCCGAACTTCCGGACGGCCTCGAGACCGCCCCCGCCGTGATGGTGAGGCGAGAGGACTAGCTCGGAGGCGAAGCCCTCGTTCAGATTCGCGACGGGCAGAATGTCGGCATCGAGAAAAAGACTGTCGCCCGCTTCATCGATCGCCCATCGCCACGCGTCCATTTTTGCGAAGATGCAATCGACGCGATGGAAGTCGTTTTTCACGGCGACCTTCGCGCGGATCTTCTTCTCGGCCTTGGCGAGTTTGGCCGGTTCAGCATCGAGACGAAACTGCACGTCGCGGAAGTCGTGCCGCTCGAGACTGGCCTTCGTCGCCTTGTCACACGTTAAGAAGACCGGCTCGGCGTGAAACGTCCGCAGGGCGGCGATCAGGATGGCGGCCTCGTCGGCGACTTCTTCGGTCGCGACGATCGCGAACGAGCTGATCGTTCTGAAGGTCTCCGGCGTTTGGATCGCGAGGGCCACGGTCATCGCGTTTTGGGTAGAGAATATCCGAGCAAGCTGCACGGCGCGCCCGAGGGCAGCCTGTTCATTTGGCTCGCGCTCGAAGTCGACAAAAATGTGATCGATGCTGCCCGACTCGGCCCAGCTTCTGACACGTTCGCGGGTGCTGTCGGTGCTGCCGTTGTCGGCGAAAATGATCGAGGCGCGAACGCCCGCGAGTTGGCCGCGCAATCGATCGAGGTCGCCAAGAATCCGCGCCTCGACGTTGAAGGTGGTCAGGGCGATGACGATGCCGAACCGACCGACCGCCGCGCTGCCGATCAGTCGCTCGAAGTCGCTCGGGTTCTCGATAGTAAAGGTGGCTTTCCCTGACTCGCGAAGCCCGACGTGATCGCCGTTTACGTTTAGCCGAGGGGCGGGCATATTTCGGGCCGGTGACTGGCGATCTGCCAAAATGAATTATTCCAATTTGCCTGATCGCGGGTTTTCTTTCCGTGCCGAATGCCGACCGCGCCCGAGCGAATGCCGGACAGGTGAACGACGAGCTGCGCGGGCGGATCGGTCAATTCCGAAAAAGTAACGGCCAGCTTGCCGCCCATCACCTTCAGCCCGACGAAGGCCGGTTCGCTCGTCGTGTGACCGATCGCCTGAATCGAATCAGGCTCGCAAGTGAAGACGAACTCGCCGCAGATGTCCGCTTCGAAATCACGGCGACCGTCGACGTCGATGGTGATCACGTCCTCGAAGCGAACCTCGGGCGACTCGGTGCAGTAGACGGCGACGAACGCATCGGGATCAGGCGCCGCTGACTTTACGATCGCCGACTTCGGCGTCGGAAAGTTAAATTGATGATGTCCGGACGCCCCCCCGCCGAGGCCGTTCCATTGATAGGTCACGTTCCCTTGAAAGGACACCTTGTCGCCGTTGTTGATTGCGCGAGTTTCATCGACGCCGAGGGCAGTCGTCCCCATCAGGAAAAGACCCGACCCGCTCGACGTACCCATCACCGCTTGCCCGTTATTGTTTGCGATCAGACAGCTTTTCCAGCTTGTCGATTGAGTCGAAAGGGCGTGGCTGTCAATCACGATCCCCATATTTTCACGATATGAAACGCCGCCGAGGGCGTTGTCCGGAAGGCCGAGCGTGTAGTTCGCCGTGCCCGATTGCGCCTTGATTTGTACCCACGAATTATCGTTCACAGCGGGGTCGTCTCCGCGAAGCATAAGCGTGGGCCAAACATCTACCGCGCCCCCTCCCATATTTCCATTCTCGGTGTGTGTCGCGTGACCAAAAGAAACCGACCGAATGTCGCCGCCCACGAACGGGACGCCAGAAAATACGTCCATTATCAGACGATCAGTGCCGCTGGCGTCATTGATAAAACTCAAACCCCTTCCGGTCGCAGAGCTGGATTCGCAGATTCTATAACCATAGTAAAATTGAATGCCTTGCGAAAAATCGCTTGAAGGATAACTTCCGAAAGCGATGATCGAATCGCCCGTATTTAGGTTGATGGCTTCCGTCCCTGATGCGCTGCCGAGAGACAGCAGACCCGCCGCCGTGGAGTAAACGCCAGCCGACCCGAAGTCGCCATTCCCAGCCGAAGCGTGTTTCATTAACTCATTCGCGGCGCCCAGAGCTGGGACGTCGAGCCGCAGGGTCGAGACTCCGAACATTGTTGCGGTGACATTCGAAAGACCTTCGACCGTGACCTTGTCCCCGTTCGTGATCGTTCTCGATCCGCCTGAATCCGCTTCGATGTCCCACGAGGTCATTCCCCCGCCCCCGCCTCCGCCATTTGTCACCCACGAGAGAACCGCAGAACCGTTCGTCGATAGGACTTGCCCAGATGAGCCGTCCGCATTCGGAAGTTCCCAAACGATTTTCGTCGGGGCTGATCCGGCTTTGAATCCGACATAGTCGTTCCGGTTCGAGCCGCCGAAGCGAAGTTCGCCGTGCGAGCCTGTTGAGCCGACAATGAAGACCGGCTCGGCGTTGCGCGCGTCGAGGTAGAGCGGTGCGCCGCGCGAAAATATGTCGCGCCGATTCACGTCGAGATCGCCGCCGAGCTGGGGCGTCAGGTCGTGGATCAGGTCGGTCTGAATCCACAGGTCGAGGTTGTTCCCCCACGGGTTGAAGACCCACTCGAATTTGTTCCGCTCCGGCGATCCGGTTCGCATCACGCCCGTGAAGTTCAGCAAAAAATTTTCGATGAACATCTTCACCTTCAGGGCTTCCGCCGCGTCGAGTAGTGTCGGGGCTTCACCCTTCCGGAAGGGGGGAAGAGTCGGCCACGACGACGCCTGAATGACGAGCTTCGTGTCGCCCTCGGCCAGAGCGGTTCCGGTTTGCGGCGACGGCGCGTTTTTATTGATCGACGTGCCCGATGAGTTAACTCCCGCCATTATTTCGCCGCCGTTTCAAATTGTTTTTGTATCCAGATATTCCCCGCGTATCTCTCGAGAGTGCAGTCGCTGACATCGATCAGAGTCGCCGCCGAGACCCAGCCGATATAGGTCGCATATGTCGGCGTCGTGGTCGTTGCGTCGACATAGTCGACGACGCAACCGTCGGCATCTTTCGAGGCGAACTTCTGGGCGACGACCGCAATGTTCGCGTACGGGTCGTCGTTTCCGTAGTAACGATTGGTGACTTTCCAGACGACATTTTCGACGAGCGGGCAACGAAAATTTGCTTCATAAACGTCATTATAATAGCCCGGAAAGTTCGTCGATCTCATTTCGTAATCGACCCAAGTGTCGGGAATGGTTGCGAAGCGTCGCGTCCATCGAATCAGACTGCCGCCGAGTTGTTGCGGAACGGATTCTTCGACCAGCCAAATCGCCGCGAAGACCGTCGTCCCGTCCGCGTGGTCGGCGGGCGAACTCGTTTGAGTTCCCTCACCCTGCCCGCGCGCGATGCCCGTGAAGGTCGTGGCGGTCTTGCCTGTGTAGGTGATCCACTCGCTCCCGATCTTGATCTTCCCCGCGTCCGGAAAGCCCGTCGTGCTGGCGACGGACAGCGCGCCCGTTCCGGTTCCGGTCGCGCCGTCGCAAGTTGTCGTTTGCATCGAAGTATTGAGCGCGAGCGGGGCGAAGTCGGCTTCGTTTTGAACGTAGTCTTCCTCGTAGACGACGGCGGACTGCTCCTGATAAATCGGATAAACAACGCGAGGCGCTGCGGTGATCTCGCTGGCGGTCTGCCAGTTCGTCGAGGGGGCGTCGTAAGTGATTGCCATCGGTTGCCTTTACTGGTTTATGAATTTGCCCTTCAGGCTTTTGTCGATGCTCTTCAGAGAAGTATCCATCGAGATCAGAAGTCCGGTGAACTTTAGACCCTTCGCGATCAGATCGATCGAGAATTTTCCCTTTTCCAAAACGTCGCCCAGCTTCGCGAGGTCTTTCAGCTCCGGCCCGACCGACTTTAATGCTTTCGCGTAGACTTCGGCGAATTGCGACATCCGTGAAACGTAGAGGATGCCATAGCGGAGCTGCGCGAGGTGGACGCCCATCACCTTCATCGTGCCGGTCGTAATCATATTGTACATCGCCGCGTTTTTCATTCGGATCGTCCCCTGCTGAATCTGCACGGCGAGACGGGCGACGAGTTTGTCTTCGGCGTGAGCGGCCTCGACGATGGCCTTCGCGTAGGCTTCAGTAGGTGGCGTGGCCGCCTCGATGGCTGGGCCGATCTTCTTCACCGCTTCGGCTGATAACTTGGCCGCATTGACGACGGGCTTCATCGCGTCCGCTTGCTTCGTCGACGCCGCGACGTTCGCGTTCGCTGCGGCGAGTTGATTCTCGACTTGCGACTTCGCTCCGGCGGCTTGCTCGGCCTGAAGTTGTTTTTCTTTTTCGATCACGCCGTTATAGGCTTCTTGCCCCTTCTCGCCCGTCCCGATCCAAAGCCGACGGATTTCCTCGTTCGATTTGCCGACGAGTTCGGACTGCTTCACGCCCAGAGCTTCGAGGGCTTTCTTCATATGATCGATCTGCTTTGCGTTCGCCTCCTGATATTCGGCCATCACGGCCTTTCCTTTCTCGCCGGTCTTCTCGAAAATTTCTTGCAGCTCTTCCCCGTTCAACTTCATAACGTGCCCCGCGTTCGCGCCCATCTTGATTAGCGTCGCTTGCATAGCTTTGGTCTGGTCTTCCGCTAAGCCCTTCGCGCTCTTCAGTAACTTCGCGCCGAATGATTTCAGATCTGATAGCGACCCCTTCATCGCCTTGCTGGATTCTTCTGATGAGTTCTTAAAGGCTTCTTCGGTTGCCCCTGCGGCGTTGCCCATCGACTCGGTGATGCCCTTCTCCATCTCGTCCGCTTCGCCCGTGACTTTGTTCTTCAGCTTCGACCACCATCCGCCGAGCTTGCCCGTCATCTTCGACCACGCGCCTTTGATCTTGTCGACGCCGCCCTTCACGACGCCGACGAGTTTGCCGATCGACTTCGAGACGTTCGGGAAAAGGTCTTTGAACTTGTCGATCATTATCGTGACGCCCTTCTTCACGAATCCGACGATCGCGGAGATCACTTTTGTGACGCCCGGAAACAGGTCTTTGAATTTTTGCAATATATCCGAGAGAGTTTTTTTGATGAAGTCGCGCGCCGTGGTGAATCCCTTTTTCACAGTTTTGACTGACCACTTCACGACGTCGATGAACATCCGCCCGACGCCTGAAATCACTTTGATCAGCCACTTGAAAAGCATCGACAAAAGGCTGACACGTTTCAGCGTCGTTTTGAGTGTCTTGTTCACCGGCTTCGTCGCGTCTTCCATTCCATTCATTCCGCCCATCATTTTCAGAATGAAATTCAGCAAAGGCTCGGCGATGATCAAGAGCTTCGTAAGGATTCGAAGCAAAACCGTGAACCCTCCCGCTTGGGATTTTTGAGTTTCTGCGAATAGTCTAATGATGATTTTCAGCAAAGGCATCGCCGCCGTGAACGCCGCCTTCAACGCTTTGACCATTTCCTTAAACGTCGGTTTGAACTCTTCCGCCATCTTCGCGACTTCTTCGCCGATCTCTTTCCACGGCAGATCGCCGATCGCGTCGGCGATTTGTTGGATCGCGGGCGTGATCGCGTCGACCATTGGCGCGATCGCGCCGCCGATCTTAATCATCGCCGCCGCGATGCTGGCCTTGATTTTCTCGAAGCTCCGCGTGATCCCCCCATCCATTGTGTTGAAGGCCGCTTCTGACGCCCCCGCGCTGTTAGCCATCTCGTCGAGATTAGCTGCAAAAGTCGCCGCCCCTTCGCCCGTTAATTGCAATGCGGCTTGCCCCGCCTCGATCCCGCCGAAAAGATCCATTATCGAGCCGCCAGTCTTGTCGGCGTGGGCCGACATCAGATCGAGAGCTTCCTTCATACTTCCGCCGCCTTTGATAAAATCCGGAAAAGACTTGCCAGAAATCATCTCGAAATTCTTTGCCGCGACTTGTCCCTTCTTGCCCAGCTCGGCCATCATATTCTTCAGGCCCGTGACCGACTTCGCGGTGTTGCCCGTGATGCCCGTCGAAGTGGCGAGGGCCGCAGACAGTTCCTCGAATGAAACGCCGAGAGCTTTAGCGAGCGGCGTCGCGTCGCCCAGCGAGTTAGACATTTCTTCAAAGGTAGTTTTGCCCAGCTTCACGGCGGTGAACATTATGTCGGACGCTCTCGCCGCCGACATATTCTCTTTGCCGTAGGCGTTGATGACGCCCGTCAAACCATCGACCGCAGTCTCGAGCGAGGTCACTCCGCCGATCGATGCCTTCGATGCGACCTCGAGGAACGTCATCACGTTCTCTTTCGGGACGCCCGCGCTGATCGCTTGATAGAGTGCCGGAACGACTTCTTCGGGCAGCTTGCCCATCTCTTTCGCGAGACTCAAAACGTCATCTTCCATCTTCCCCATCGCCTTTTCGCTGATCCCCGGCATCAGAGTGAAGACTTCTTTCATCCCCTTCTCGAAACTCGCGAACGCCATCAGCGAATCTTTGCCGAACTTAATGACGGCGGCGGTCGCCACGGCTGCCCCAGCAATGACGGCAGCACCCAGCATCGGGCCGACTTTTGAAAAAGCCCCGCCGATCTTTTCCATAATCGGCTTTTGCTTCTTCCGAGCGTCCTTTAGTCCCTTTGTGAACTGGTCGGACTTCAGGCCGAGGTAAGCGGTGATCGAGAACTTCGACATCAGGCGACCTCCGGCTCGGGTTCAGGGTTGGCGTCGGCCTTGGACTGACGGATCTCGTCGATCTTGTGAAGGTATTCGTGGCGGACTTTGTCGGCGTGTTTCGCGATCGGGATCTCTTTGCTGCCCTTGCGCGACATCATAGCGTGAGCGTATGCAAAGGCGCGGCGAAGCGGCAGCGCGAGAATGCGGTCTTCGGCCCAGCCGTACTCGCTGGCGAGCGCGTCGATCAGGGTGATGATCCAATTCGCCGGAGGCGGCGAGTCGCTGCCCGTGCTGGCCTCGAACTCGGCCTTCAGATGATCGCCCAGCTCTTCGCCGACCCTGTTCAGATCGACGCGCCAGAACTTGCGGAAGTATTTTTTCGCCTTCTTCGGCTCGCCCGCCACGAAGTCGGGTGAGCAAATCCAGAAAAAGTTAAGGACGTCGTTCCGAGTGAGGTCGCCGCCACGCAAAACAGGATGCTCGACCGCCTCCAAAAGAAGAAGGCGTTCGATCGTGATCGGCTCGACCCAGATGCCGCCGACGAGTTCCGGATAGGGCAGAAGAACCTCGTCGGCTTCGCGTCTGTCCTGATCCTTCGCGGCGGCGATTCTGGGCTGATAGACCTCCCAAAGCTCCGCGACTGTCATCGGCGCGGCCTAGTTCAATTTTTTATAGAACGAGATCGAGCATTTCGCGTAGTCGCCCTGCGATTGCGCGTCGCCGACTTCGGTCAGAATATAGGTCGCATTGTTTCGCCCGTTCGTCGTCGCCGTGACCATCTCCTGCCCGATCGACGGGTTCGGGGCCGTGACTGCGGAGTCGGTCGAGTATTGCAGAGTGGCCGATCCCTCGACTCGCTGCGGGACGATCGTCGAGCCAAGTGGCTCGCCGTTGCTGTCGTCGATGTCGACGCGGTTGCCTCCGTATGTGAAAGATGCACCTTCGAGGATGTAGGCGATCGAGTTGATCGTCACGGGTGAATCTTGGATTCCAAATGATTGGGTTCCGTCGCTAGTGATTGCCATCAGTTTTCCTTTTTTCTAGTGGTTAAAAAGTCGGCGTGGTTGTTGCACATTGCCGACGGCTCTTACCCTTTGCGCGTTTGTCCCGAACGGAACGGGATCAGGCGGGCCACGCGTCGTCGCGAATGCCGAAGACGATCGCGTAGCTCATCGTCGAGAGGTTGAAGTCGCCGTCGGCCTCGTAGTCGGTCGAGACGGGGCGGCAGTATTTGAGGTCGTAGTAGGGGTTGTTGATCGTCGTCCAGTTTGTGCCGGACAGGGCGAACGCCTCGCGGACTTGTCGCCGGTAGACCGAGTGATCTGCCGCCTGTCCGGTCGCGTTGTCGGTGATGACGGTCGCAAAAAAATTCGCATTGAAAGCCCGGTAGTCGATCGTGGTTGGCGATGCCCCGCCCCCCCTTTGCGGTGCTGGGTCGAACGCGTCTGCCATCTCGAAGCGAATCTCGATTCGCGGCGTCGTGAGGTCGGTCTCGACGACCGTGCGGACGACCGAGATGCCGGTCGCGGTGTTGAGGAACGTGACAGCGGGCGTCTCGAAGTGAACTTCGAAGTCGTAGATCGTTTCGATGTTGGGCGCCGCCATCGTTTTACCTTTGCCGCCTGGCGATCAGGTCGAGCTTCATCAGCAGACCCGAGGCGTCGGTCGTTGTGTTGGCGACCTTCAGATCGCGCGTCCCGTCGTTTAAGACCCAGCCCTTCGAGGGAAGGGTCGACAGTCCGTTCGTGTTGAGATGGTAGGAACTGTCGAGCTGAACTTCGCGCCCGTTCTCTTCGAGTAAGAAGTCTTGCGACAGAGTGGCCGCCGACGCCGTGAACTCGACGTCGACGCTCGACGTGGGCAGGACGGTCGTCAGCGTCACGGTGAAGTCGAGGATCGCGAAATCCAGATCGCCCGAGAGTTGCGCTGTTGTTATGCTTGCCATTTTAAGAAAAAAGGGCGAGGCCGCCAAAGCCTCGCCCCTTTCAGTCCCCTCAGAGGGCCAAGACTCAAGCCCCTGTGATTTTCTCGCCAGCGAAGTCGTTGATGATCAGCTCGTCGGTCGTCATCCGGACACGAACGACGCTTGCGGGCGGCATCTCTGTCCGGAAAGTCTCCGTCACGAACTGCCACGACTGTCGGGCGTTGTAGTAAAGAGTCCGACCGATGCCACCGTTCGAGAGGGGGCCGTCGGCGACTTGCGCGACGTAGTAGGTCGTGTCGCTGAACACTTTAGAACGCGATCCGGTTTGGCCTTTAATGGCCGAGTTGTAGCGGGTGTTGCAGACGATCACGCTGTCGACTCCGAGGATGCGAGCGACCTGATCTTCTGAGTAAAACATCGACCCCGATCCGTTGATCAGGTTGCGCATATCGTCAGTCTGCAACATCTCAGCGTATAGGCTCGCTTCCATTATCAAGCGAATGCCGCTGAAGATGCCGTTCGCGTTCAGCCGCAGGACGGCGTTGGTGATGTCGGCGATCGGCGTGGCCGACGCGACGACGGACATCGCGGCAGTCGCGGCGGTGCTGTTAAAGCTCGCGCCGGAAATGGCGTTCGCGGTGCGAATCTCGTGGCCGATCATCAGATCGTCAGCGAGTTGATTCGCGGCGACGGTTGCAATGTCGAGTTGCGCGTCGGTCTCAGCGGCGGCGAGGTCGAGGTCGTCCATTGAGTTCTCGACGCCGTACTCGATGCACTCGTAGGTCGCCGACTCGTACTCGCTCGACGTGCGGGCGAAGTTCGACCCAGCGGCTCGCGGCTTGCTGATGTCGTTGTCGAACTCGGCGGCCTTGATCTTCGCGTAGGTCGCCGACTTCGCGCCGACGGTTTGGAACGGTAGAATCCGCGCGCCAACAAATTGCTGACGATCGACTTCGTTGACTGCTTCAGCGATTACCGGCTGAAAGCTCGCGGCGGATGATTGGAAGAAGCTCATTTTTTAATTCCTTTGGGTTAAGCTAAAAAGGTTTGGTGTGGGTAGACTTCGATCACGTCGCCGTCGGCGGACGAGGCAGCCATCGCGAGGCCGACCTTCGTGTTCGTGTTGTCGGTTCCGATCTTGCCGGAGCCGTCGAGGTAGACTGTGTCGGCGATTGCGATCGTGTTGCCGCCGCAAAGGACTTGCGCGGTTCCTCCGGCGTTGAAGAGCTGCACGTTCCCGTACCCGCTCGCGGCGATGTCTTCGGTCGTGACTCCGATTGCTTGCTCGGTTGCGTTGTCTCCGCTGACGGAGATCGTCCCGCTCGAGTCATAAGACACGACCGAGTAGGCTGCGATGGCGACGGCGGTCGCTTGAAACGTCCGCCCGCTTGATTGGAATGTAGTTGCTCCCATTTTTTTTGCTTTGGTTTAGTTGAGTTGAAAAAGTTCGGGTGATTTTTTGGCGACTTGCAGGACTGCCGTCATCCGCGAGTGGCTCGGGTTGGCTTGGAGGTAGTCGGTGATCGCGTCGGCTTTCGCGTCGACGGGTTTCGCGTCTGCGAGAACGGCGAAGTCGTCGTCGATCTCGTCGTGACCGCTAAAGATTTTTTTCAGGGTCTCGATCTGCTGCTGAAGTTCTTCGATCTGCTTCTGCTGCTCACCGATCAGAACGTCGCGCTCGGCGACCCGAAGCTCGACCTCGCTCGTCGGCTCGTCGGCGTCGTCGGTATCGTCCTCGTCCTCGATCGCGTCGAGGTCTTCGGTCTCCGGTTCAGCTTCTTTTTCGGCGACCGGATCGGGCGCTGTCTCGGTCGCGGCCTCGAGCTTCTTCTTCTTCGCGGCCTTCTTTGTTTTGGCGGGGGCGGCTTCCGGCTCGGGTGATCCCCCTGCCTCTTCCGCCTTGCGACGCTCGAGTTCTGCGCTGGCCGACTCGGCGAGAGTCGTCAGCGTTTCGGTTTGGTCGTTTGTGTTTTCGTCCATATCCTTACCCTGAAAAGGTTTGTCCCGTTCGCCCTCGCTGAAGAGCGAAGAAGTCGCCGCCGGAGTGTCGACGAAATCGGCGGACTCGATGCGGGTCGGTGTAATTGTCGGAAAGCCGAAGAGCGCATCTTCGGGCCGTTCGCCGTAGCCGGTAAACTCTTCGACGCCGTCTTCGGTTTCCCAAAACATCGACCCCTCGAAAACGATCGAGATCCCAAAAGTCTGCGGCAGTCGTTCGGCCAGATCGAACAGGCGGGCGAATTGCTCCGGCTGGTCTTCGCGGTAGCTCGGTAGAATCTCGAAGCGCGCCGCGCGAATCCGATCGCCGTCCCGATAGAAATCGGAGAAGACTCCGATCTCGTTCAGGAGTCGGTCGCCATACGCTCCGGCGTGTGTGATGTAAGCCGGAAGGGAAACGTCCCGCAGGAGTTCGTTCGCGGCCTCGACCGATCGCTCGCTGATCATCATCCGATGGCCTCGAGCTTCGCCCGCCTCGATGATGACGACATCGCGAAGGACTCCGGAAGCCCGATCGACCTTGCCGATCGTAGCTTGAAAAGTGAACCGACGCGGGTCGGCGTGGAGAGGTTTCGCAGGGCTGTCGAGGGCGGCGGCCATTAGCTTTTCGCGGATGGCTTCGGCGCGGGCTTCGCGGCGGCTTTCGGGACGACGCCCTTCACGCGCTCGATGTAACGGCGTTCCTCGCTCGTTAAATCCGCCCAGATTTTCTTGTCTGGGTTTTCGAGATAGTCGATGACTTTTTGTCTCATTACTTCGGGGGCGTTTGTCCCGAGTCGAGGTCGTCGTCTCGGTTCAAAAGGTCGGTGAAGTTCGCGGACGCGCTGACGGTGTACGGGTTGAAGAGTTCCTTCCAATCGTCGAGACCGTACTCGTCGGCGAGGGATTGAGCTTGGCGGATGTTCTGGGCCTTCCGACGCATCGCGCTTTCGGCGGTGTAGCCGAACTGACTCGCCACGTCGTCGAGCGATAACGCGCCGAGTTGGACGTAGCGAACATCGGCGGCCACTTGCGCGGCTTTGTTCACCCATCGGAACGCGGGCGTCTGCCAGCGGGCCGCGTAGGGATCGAGAACGGTCGACGGAATCGAGATGTCTCCGTCCGCGATCCAGCGCGCAACCTTCCAGCGGTAAATTTTATCGAGAAAATAAACGAGCTGCCGCTGATTCTCTTCGAGCGCGCCCTGATACTGAAGAAGAAGACCTTGCGACGCCGAAAATGACGACTGCCCGATCGTCGACATAATCATCTCGACGGGGATACCGATCGCGGCCCCGACCTTTCGTAAGTGGTACATCACGAACTCGATGCCATCGACATTTGGGCGACCGTTCGCGCTGATTGTCGACACGTCTTCGCCCGGCTCTAGGTAGTGAAAATTGCCGGGCTCGAACTGCTGAAGGCGTCCGACCTCGTCCTGATCACTCTCCGGCAGCCGGTCGATCAGCTCGAATTGTGCCGCGTCGTTTTTCTTCACGACGGCGGAAAGGCTGGCCGCGACTTTCGCCGCCATCATCTCCGTCTCTTCGTATTCGCTCACGTCCTGCAATGAATCGACGCAGCTCGCCAGCTCGGGGATTCCCCGAAATTGCTGCGGGCGCATCCGTTTGAAATAGAGCAGGAAGTCGCGCGCGGGGATTCGCTTGATATTTTGGAGCGTCCCGTTCAGTCGCTGGCCGACCATATAGCCGCGAGGCTTGCCGGATCGCCCGACGATGACGCCGTTCTTCACCGGATCGTCGGAGAGAGATCCGCCGCCGGTCGGGTTGCCGATCCGGTCGCCCTCGATGAGCTGAATCTTCCCGCTGCGAGTCAGCAGAACGCCGATGTCGCCGAAGAAGAGCGGCGCGTCGACGAGTTCCTGCTGGACGAGCGTCATATTCATCGACCCCGTGACCTCCGGAGAGCTGGCAAAGTAATCCCATCGGGCGATGAGCAGATCGTTCAGGGCGTCGTCGGTCGTCGCGGGCTGCGGCCTGATCCCCGTCCCGACGACGTCCGTCCTGCGGAGGCGGCTGATCGCTTTCACGACGGGATCGTTCCGTTTGAAATCCATCAGCGTGGAGATCAGGCGGTCGCGTTCGTAGTTCGGAAGCTCCTGCTCTTCGGAGAGCAAAGGCTGAAGGCCGCGAGTCTTTCGGAAGCGGGTGTTCTTCACGGCGTCGTAGCCGAAGAGGATTTTCCCCGCCGTCTTCACGCGCGACCAGATGTTCGGCTTCGTGGCTAATTCCATTGGCGCAAGTCGATTCGGTTATAGCCGCGACAGTTCGTCGTCGTGTCTCGGAGCAGGAGCAGTCGCGTCAGGGTTTTGATTTCGGCCCAGATTTTCGCTCGGTCGAGGTAGGTGAACATCCGGTCGCCGAGCTGATACTGCGTCGTCGGGGTCGTCGAGAGAGTGGTGTAGGCCGTGACCAGATTGTCGCGGAGAGTTGTTATTTGTGCGACTGATAGATTCGCTGCCATCACAAAAGGGCAGCCTGTCCCGATCAGATCACGGGCCGACGACGTTCGCGCCGTACTGCTCGGCGATGTCGTCGAGGCTTTTGATGTAGCCCTTCCGGACGAGAACGCCGAACTCGCGCTTCATCCCGTTTACTTTCGTTTGAAAAACCTTTTTCCCACGGACGGACGGATTCAAAGCATTATGCGCGGAGCTGTAAAATTTCAGGGTGTACTCGGCCCCTCTTGCGACCTTGGAGCTTTTCGAGGCGGCTTTGTAGGTCATCCCGCACGACTTCAGGGCGTCTTCGAGGTCGCCGCGATCTTTAAACTCGCGCGTCGTTGCCCCTTCGAGCTTCCCCGTCTTCGCGAGGTGATAGAACGCCGCCTTCCCTGACCCGACTCGCGCCATCGCCCTTTTGCGGATTTCAGCGAGACGGTTCTCAACTTGCGAGACCGCGCCGCTGCGAGAGTAGTGTTCGAACTTGTTAATCGTGAACTTCCGCCCGTTGACCTTGATCGCCCGCGCAACATATTTGTATTGATTCGGCTGCCTTCCGGCGTTCCTTCCGCGACTCGGCGGACGGTTCCAAGTGTAGCGGCGCCGGATGTGAGACTTCCCGACCGACATCTTCTTCGAGAACTTCCCCTTCGGCTGAGCGACGCCCACATCGTTCGCGGTTCGCGCAAGGACTTTCATCGCGAGGATGTTCACGATCTTCTCGACCTTCTCGGGTTGCGGGCCGAAGTCGGCGAGCATCTTTTTGACCATCTTCTGAAAAGGCCGATCGTCGATCGTCATCTGATTTGCCGCTGCCATCATAAAGGGTCGGCCTGTCCTGAAGTGGCCGCGCCGGAAGGGGATTTTTCCGAAATGCACTTTTTTTTCGAGGGTCAATTTACGTTCAGTCCGAAGTTGAGTGAACGGTTTTTGACTCTGAAAAAAGAAGTGCATTCCTGAATTTTTCGGGATTTTTCCGA